ATAGATATACTTATTCGTATCTCCCACAGCTTCCGCTGATATGGCGTATGCCGAGCCCTTATATGTTATTATACCATCAGTCCAAGTAACCTTTCCATTAGCAATATCATCGCTGAAAGTGATATTAGTCAACAAAGGAACATCCAAAACGGGAGGGCCTATAACTACATCGGGAGGATATCTATCTCTTATTTCACCCCAATCCGGGTTAATTATAATACTTTCATCCGAGTCAGCACCATCGGAACTTTGGTCTGGCACTATTACAGGGTCTGTCGCATCATAGTCATAAATATCAGCATTATATTCAATAGCGACTATAGATATAATTTGCTCGGACGATTTCTTCATTCCTATTATTCTATACTTTTTAGCGTGAAGATTTTGAATGCCAAAAGAATAAATATCGTGCTGTTCAGGTGCTTCTGCCACCCCATCGGCATTTACAAAAACAGAATTAACTACCACACGCCTTAGATTATAAACACCTCCATCTACGGTTGCATCTGGTAAGGCTTCATCAACCGTTATTGTTGTGGTACCCGCTGCGTGGATGGCTCCTGTTGATAAGGTATAAATTCCATCATTACCTGTCGAATCAACAATCTTTATCCTATCATCCTCAATATATTCATTGGCATAATTAGCATCTATCTCTATCTTTTTGTTTCCCTGGTCTATTCCTGTAATAGGATTATATTTGCTCGTTGCCGTTCTTAGATTTATCTTATCATCTTTTTTTCTAACCAAGACCTCATAAGTAGAATCCACAACATATTCCATATCCTTTTCAACAACTATAGATAAGGTGGTTCCTGAAACTATTCTTCCTCCGGCACCCCACTGAGGAACATCGTGCTGGACATAAACGACATCACCGACTGTGCAAGCAATCGCATCTATGTCAACATCAAACTCAACAGTCGATTTCAAAAACCTATTGTAGGCAAGACGAAGCATTGCCGCTCTCCAAGCCTCTGATTGCTTCGTCACACCATATAATTCAATCGTTATTTTGCTTGTATCGTTTGCGATATTCGAATCATATACGGTAAAAGGCACCCTCTTATAATCTTGATTCTTATCTCGATACTGCACCTCAATTTCGCTTGCCAATTCACTTTGTGGTAGGAAAGTTTCACTGAATGTATCTTTGATTATATTACTAATAGTAAACATTTGAACAGGATTGGCTGATTTATCTATTGCAAGGGTAACCTCAACACCATTCCAAAACATAGAACACCGAGCAATTTGACAGACTTTCCAAGCACTGTCCCACACGGAACTTCCTATATCAAAACCCCCATTAAAAGTAATTCTTTTTTCAGTGCCTCCTTCTCCATCCGGAATATCATCTTGGTCACAAAACAAAGCCAATTCATAAAACTTGGCTAAATCTAATCTCGATGGAGGCATCCCATCGTATCTTTCAACTGTATATGGAGAACCACTGCTCCCATCCCCACTAATAACAGGTTGTGTTAAAATATCATATAAGACCCAAGCAGGATTATTACTATATTCCAAACTCCAACCCGCTTCTCTATAAACCCTTATAATTGCACCTTCTTGTATGCAGGATACATTCAAAGAACCCGAAAGTTGGTCCGTTGCCAATGCCGAAATACCAAGTAATGCAGTTTTAGGATATTCAAAGTCGTCGTTAATTACACCTCTAATAGCAGCCAACCTCAATTGGTCACCATATCGAGCAGAGGTTTCATCAGTGGTATCTTTATACACCCTAACATCATATTTAGTTCCGTTGACTATACTTACAGCTTCCCCTCCATCATAGGTACCACTTGCTATATAATTTATCTTCTTAGGAGAGGTGGTATTATCCGTTATGGTTGTGTCAACAAGCGTCGTCCAACTATCGGCATCATGTTCGCTTATTTGAATTTTAATATCTACACTATGTTCCGAAAGACCTCCTTGGTCATTTGCATAATACAACCCTCTCACAAATTCCAATTCTATCTCTAAATCATTATAATCAGCATCTGGTGTGGTATAGGTAGTGCTTCCTCCACTGTTGGTTACCACTCTGTTCGGTCTATATTCTGGTTTTGTATCTCCAAAGAAACTAATAACAGTTTGGTCTATTATTCCTCTTCTCTCTTCAACAGAAACTCCCTCATAATTAGAAATCTTCTGGTCATTTATTTTTATTGTGTCATCCACAATTCCCTGAACAGGACCTTGTCCTAATGCCAAAAGTATCTTCAAAATTTGTTTGGAGTCGTCAGTCTCATCTATTTCTGTATGAGTTGCTACTATATTACCATACAACCTATTTTCGCCATAAAACTTTGGTTTTGTTATTCCTTGGTTTTGTGTAGTATGTGGACTCCATCCATAAACCTGAGAACTATCAAAACTTTCCATATTAGGACTTTTCATTGAGGGAGATGGAGTTAAAGAACTCAATAACATTCCTGTTCCAATAGTAACACCCACAAGAGCCAAAGTACCCATCAAAGAAAGTGACCCGGCAGTTGCTCCTGCACCCCATGCTGTGCCTGCTATATACCCGCCTGTAAAATACATAACTGCAACCATTATAACTATATTAAGTATCTGTTTCTCTGTTTGCCCTTTACCAATTACAGGCATAAAAATTATCTGGTCATTCTGCTGCGGTTTTGTAGTTCTCCAAAATTCGGGAGGGATTATTAAACCATTGATGCAAATACAAATATTCTCCTTCGCAACATCCACCGTAAGTATAATTCCACTCACCTTCTCAACGCAACGTAAATAGGTAAAAAGTAATTCTTCTATCGTTTGCCCCCTATATTCGACAAACTCTACTTCTCTTATATGTCTTTGAAAAGGATTTTTAATCTTGATTATTTCCATCTCTCAACCTATAAAATCCATCCAATCGTTTTGCTAAAATTTTATGGTCCAACCTTTGAACAGCCACAGAATGGCCCCTCATTATATGAAGAAAATGTTTACAATCAGATAATACAATACCACAATGGTCAACAAAGGGAGGAGTAACCTTGAAAGTTACTATACAATAAGGTTCGGGTTTTTCGAGTTTTATAAAATCTTTATCTAACCCCGAACAAATAGCCTTATCCTGTTCTTCTGTCCCAAGAGGCGTGAAGTCATCAGGATATTCAATACCAACACGCCTACCTATTTCAAGGCAAATCCCCCAACAATCATAATATATAGGCCCTCTTCCACCAAGTTGGAAAGGCTTACCTAACAAATTTATATAAATAGGTTCAGACAATTCTAATACCTCCTGACCGCATACCTGGAAAACCTCCAAAGCGAACGGTATTTTCTCTATCTCTACAATCACTTAACGTTCTTTTACAACTCGAATAACCTACCGTTCCACCACTGGTATAATTACCTGCATAATCACTACTAACGGTATCATTGAGTGTAAAATTATTATCATCTGTTCTGGTAATTACATACGCACCAGCAAGCGAAGGTGTTACTCCTGCTATATCAGCAGCCCTTATAATGTCATCTGTTACAAAGCCGTGGCCACCTGAGCCACCTGCTTGAATAGATACAGGATTACCTCCTGCCAAAGTTACATCATCCACATCTTTTCTGTCGTAACTACATTCAACCGTCTCAAACCTCCAGCAACAATGCAAAGCAAGATATTTGTCTAAGGGAAAACGCTGCCGTAGTGGGCTTGGAGCACCCAAAGTAAAAATAATCCATTGAGCCGTTGACATACAAGCCAAGACTTCAAAGAGCATTTCCAATTCACTATAATCTTCGAGTAATAAGTTACTATTTATAATGGTGATTTTAACCGTAGAACCTACTCCCCCATCCAATTCTTGTAGTTTAGGTTCTATCAGCTGAGTGATATTACTCACACTTAATGCAACAGTGGGTATTTCGCCCCTACTTCCGTGAGAGGAAGCTTCCAACTGAAAATTAAAAGCAGTGTAAACATCCCCTTCAAATGTAACATCCTCATTGTTTCTAACCAATCGAAAAATTGTGCTATCCGTCAAAGTAATTTCAAGCAGAATAAGCCAAGCACTACCTGTTGCTATCTTATTCTTCTCTAATATAATATCTGCTGATAAACCTGAGGAAGGAGTAGACACATCCAAACTACCAGCGGTAGTACTACTAATAATAATCTCCCCAGTCAATGTCTTAGTAAGACTCAATGCACCAGTAATAACACAACCAATAACAATCTCCCCAGCTAATGTTATGGGAGGAGTCTCACCCCAAATCTCAAACAAAAGGTCATAATAGGCATAAGTATCCCAAGACTCGCCACTGGTTGATGTATGATACTGGTTACCACCAGCATATTCTCCTGTTTCATCAAGCCACCACCTAACACAATTAGAAGTATCACTACTCGCAGGAGATTTTACAATAAGTGCATATTGAGTTGAAGCAACTAATTCATATGCAGTCATACTGATTTCGTGCCACTCAGGGTCTGTTGCCCAACCAGTCGGGTTTACCGAACCGGTAGATAAATCCTCGCCTGTTGGTAATCCCTCCCCATCAACAGCCTTTATTCCAACAAGTAATGTTCCTGGCGTCCCTTCTCTCTCTGCCAATATCTTCACAGAGGATATGGTAAAGTTTTCGTTGACACCCACAGTGCCTACTGTAAAGGTTTGAGCATCCCAAGTTGCACCAAATATAGGCACATAATTATTTTCACCGGCTATATACCATTCACGTTTGGTCGCCACACTATGTGCCTTTAGTCTAAAGTAATATCTAAATCACCAGCCTCAAACCTGGCTGTATCGCCAATGTCTATAGCCTTTGGCACAGTTATCTCACCCCAAGCTATCATATTACCACCCGATTCTGCATCAAACAAAGCAAAGCCATTCATTGTGCCCCAATTACTTCCCGAAGCTACTACAAAAGTGATATCATTTGCATTGGTAATTGCACCAGCAGCAGCCACCCCCCAATCTGCACCGGCTGTAGATTTACGCACATAATTACCTGCACTGGCTTCCGTACCACCAGTTCCATCTTCGTGCGTTGGCGAGACCGTAAATAATGCTACATACACGGTCGCAGGCATTGTAAAAGATGTCTTACCAACAATGTGTTCCAAAACTTTATTTTCTGCGTAGAGTGCTAACGAACCAGCCATAATAATCCCTTTCTCAAACCATTTAAGCCTCAATAAAAATTATAGTAGTTTCCCACAAAGAAACATCCTCAACCTTCATACTAAATTCTATAGGTTCGGCCAACCTTACTATATATTCTATATCATCCTTCGGATTTGTCCAAGTTATAGTATCACCACCCACCATAGCATCCCCCTGCATCGTATCTAACAAACCTTTATCAGTCTCCGTTAAGTTATCATATGTTATTTCCCATCTCTTCTTTGTTGTTGTGAACCTTGCCCTACTCATTACAACACCATCTTCGGCCTGTGTCCTAATCGAAGGGTCATAAGCCAAAGTCTCTATATGATATTTATCACTCGGATACTTTGACAAGTTTGGAAAAGTGACCGACATCTCATTATACTCCTTGTATTGTTCGTCTTAACAGTCCATTCTGATTTATGTTTTTAGCCACGATGTTTACCACCCACTCCTCACCATTCCATCTTGGAACACCTTTTTGCTGCATAGGCTGTCCAGTTTCATTTATAACATTGACATCTACGTGGACTGGAGCATCTCTCCCACCACTACCACCTCTGCTTCCTCTTGGTATAACCCTTTCGCCTCTTTGCAATATAGTAGGATACTCATCTGGTGCCAATCCCTTATGTAATCTTGGGGCTCCTATAAATGTTCCCATTGGAACCATTCTTTTTGGCATACCTGGTCCAACAATACCACCACTATGCGAAAGGTTAGCCATTCGTGGATTTATATCTCCTGCTGGTTTTCCTGGAGGTGGTGGATAAAAAAGTCCCGGAAATAATTGCATTGCTAAAGAAGCCAACCTTGCCCGTATTATTATCTGCAATAAATCAGCCATTATAGAACGAGCAAAATCTGCAAAATCTGCTTTACCTGTCATAACCATTTCTGTCAAAGTCTGGCTCATCCTATCCATTGCCAACGTAGTTGCATCAGCCACATTAGCCCACATATTAGTAGCATCCTCTCCCCACAGTCTCATCCTTTCTCGGAATGCTGTTATTCCTCTTTTACCCGCCATTAATTTCTCTAATTTTTCTCGATATAACCCCATCAATTCAGCTTGTTTTTCTAAATCTTTATTATACTCTTGTTGAACTAATTTTTGGAATTGAGCTAACGCTATGGCTCGTTCTCGTTCTTCCGATATTTTCCCAAGTAATTCATATTCAAAATCAAGTGCATCAAGCATTTCTTGTATAGCTACCTGTCCTTCGGTTATCTCCTTAGGCAGTTGTCTAAACTGTTTTAGAAGTCTTTCCATTCCAGCTTCTATTTCAGCCACATCTGCAGGAGTTAAGACCATTGGTATTTTCAATTTCAACATTTTACTTTTTATCAAAGCTATTAAGGCATCGGCATCCTGACCAAATTGAGTCTTTGCAGCATCTAATAATTCACCAAGATGTTTAGCCGTAGCCTTGCCAAACGCCTCAAGATAAACCCCAGTAGTTTCATAGCCTTCTTTAACCGACCTTTTGAAATCTTCTAAAGCATCTCTCGCTCTGTCTGAACCTTCTACAAACGAAAAAGCAAAAGCATTTCCAGCTTCCTTCCAACCCCACTTAAAGTCTTCTATCATTTGGTTGAATGTAGGAGCCTGCCAAGCCTCAACAATTCCTTCTGTCATTCTTTTTAGCCAAACAACGCTGCCGTGCCACATCCCTGCTATATCACTTAAGAACTCACCAAAATTGTTCTTTACATAATCAAATGTGTTTTGGAACTTCTCAGCAAACCACATTAAAAATTTTACCAGTATTGTTCCTTTCAACCAATCAAATCCTGTCTTAAAGGCATCAAACCATTCCTGCATCCTATCCTTAATAGTTTTTAGATTTTGTATCCAAGCCACTCGCACGGTATAAGCAATCGCAGCCAACAATAAAGCCGCTGCTATTGGGCTTAACATCGCTGCTGCT